CCCCATAACACATTTCATTTTAATCTCCTTTATTTCATTACTCATTGATTGTATTGTATCTATTAGATATTTTATTAGAAATCCAGCTAACAATATTACAATAAGTAATATTAAATCCATTCTAAAAAAAGATAATATAATTATACATAATTTTTTCTTCATATAATTGTTAAATATATCAACAATTAAGAAAACTTCATACTACCTTGTCCTCCAATAATTTCAAATACATTCATAGTAATACAATAAACATTTACTAAATAATCAAACTCATATTCTGATTTCTTTAATAAACGCAATTTTTCATTTATATCTTCGTTTTTATATTGACCATCAACTTCAAGTCGTAATGTAGTTTTTACAACGGCTCCATTATATGAACCTGTAGGATTAACTTTTTCTGGAAATAATGCAAATGAATAACAATAAATACCACTGCGAGGTACATTTGTATGATGTTGATATGGTTGCAAATAACTAAAATAATCAGCATCTTTTGCAATTCTACTGTTTGTGTTATTCCATATTATTTCTGCACTCTTAATTATTTTACTATATTCATTATACCTTTGTGATGCTGTATAATTATTAAATATATTATATTTTTGATAATCGTCTCTTCTTACAGTCCAAATAATTTCCTTTGTGTGTCTATGATTATTCAATTCTATATCTACTCTAGCACTAGATTTGGCAGATACTTTTGTCTCAGTTGTAGTTGATATTTGTTCTACAATATATTGCATCCCTTTTTTATTTTCAGCATCTGTATAATTTGTCATTAATATTAGACTATCTCTTTCTGCGTTTGCTAAAAATATATAATTTGCATCAATATAAGCATTTAAATCTATTGTACTGGCAAAAGTATTTATATTAATATTATCATTATGCAATATATTGTAATATTTTGGACTCACATAAGTATCAACTATGTCTGAATATACTTGGTATAAATCTTCGCTACTGTTTGTCCATATAGTTACATAAATATCTGACAATTGAAGTTTTAATAACGGTAATGCAAGTGCTGGATTTCTAGTAAACCAAAAATTAAGTGGAACATACAAGGTTTTTGAATTAATTGATGGTGGGCCTTTACCTGCTGTAGAGAATGGATAAAAAGTATAATAAAACTTATTGTTTTTTATTCCAATGCGAGGTGTAGATATTGTGGGTGATATTAATTCAGGAACATTTCCTATAAGTCTATTATAAGATCCATTATCTTTAAGTGACAATTCATTCCATATTGATAACCATTCTCCAGTTAAAGAATCAATTACAACACCTCCTATATTTACTGTTGCCTTTTTAATAAGCATATTTCCTATATTTTCTACCCATCTAAACTTATATTTGTCAGCAGAATAAATTGCAGGTAATGTAAAACAAAAGTATAAATTACTTAATAAATCACCATGTCTGTTTATATTACATATATAAAATGATTGGTCACCATTTGGAAACATTAAAGGTTTTGTTGTAAATGATAATGGAATACTTTCCATAGAGAAATTAGTATGTTTTTTGTATGCATATTTAAAATAACTTAATTGAGGATTATGAATAATATATTGGTCTTGTTGTCCCGATAATACAAGTTGTAATAATCCTCCTCCCATTTTACTAATTTATTATATTATAATTAAGACTTTATTATGTTTTATTTATTTTATATTGTATTTCTTATTTAAATAATTCCTTGCTATATAACACCAATGATAACGATTATCATAACCTGTACCACCCCACTTACTATTATGGTCTGTACCACAAGTAAGTGGTTTTATATTATCAACTATATTTTTTGTATAAATACAATTACCATCCCATATACAATCTCTTGTATTATATGACATACATTGAACATCTTTATTTATATCCAATCTCATTGGAGAAGAATATCCAGGAACACATTCCCAATTTGTTGGAAAACTCTGGGTATTAACATTACCTAATGGTATATATCTATTATTACTATCCATGAATGATTTAATTGAATTATAAATTAATTGTTTAACGTTATCAATTGTGTTATTATATGTACTGTTATTAGTAATTAATAACGATAAAGCATTATCATTTAATGATGTTGTATTTAAATTAATATTTTGTATAATACTATCATTGGTTGTATCAACAATTATTAAAATATTATCAGTATTTTGAGGAAAATGTTTAAATTCATTTATATTTTCAATTGAATCATATGTGTGCACTGTGATAAAATAATCAGTAATATCTTTTTGTTGTTTTAAAAGGTCTAATACATTGAGTAAAATATCCCTTTTTTTTATTTTTTTAGCATCATTTAAATTATTATTATAATAAAACTCCAACCTATATCTCTCTATATCAGTAAAATTAAAATGTTCTTTAAGCGAATATTTATTATAATATATATATATTATTATGACACAAAATATCAAAATAATAAATAATAATATGTATAATTCTATATTTTTCACACCTTGAAAATATGATATATTTCTTTTCATTCTAATATATAATGATATTTATTTGCATAAATTACACCAAAAAGATGATATAAGAAAAAATATAATTTTAAATATATAATGGAACTAGTAAAAAGTACAAAAGATCTCCCAAGTGATAAACCTACACCATTGGGTAATATAAGAATTCTAGAAGGACAACTGGATAAAATAATGTCTCAAAAAAAAGAATTAGAAGAAAAACTTCGTTCATATGAAAATAAAGAGATAAATCTTAAATATGTTGAAGAAATGGAAAAAATAGAAGAAGAGTTGGATTTTATTAATGGTTATCATAACACCTTAGAAAATCAATTAGTTGTAATTATGAATGAAAATAATGTTGTAATACCACCAAAACAACTTATGTAAAATATAGTATTATCAATATAAAGATACAAATCTTTTTAAGTTTGCAATTGTTCTTGCTTCATTAAAGAGATTTACAACTGTGTCACTTTTGATATCTACAGCAACAACAGTAGGTGCTGAGTTAATATTAAACTTGCCAGCTCTTTCGCTATTTTTATTAATATTATAAGATACTAATTTAACATTTTCTGGATTAGATTTAACAAGTTCATTCCATATTGGATCAAACTCTTTACAATAAGGACAACCATCCATATAAAAGTATTCAATTCTAACTTTCACATCTTTGCTTGAAAATCCTTCAATATTTCTTCCATTTAAAATTACGAACAATATTGAGCAAAACACCAACAAAAGAATAGTTATAATAACATATTGATTATTCGATTTTTTGACCATATTTCTATTTGTATATTAAGATATTATTTACATTATAATTGTATTATGTTTCAAATATGAAATATTATGATAATAATTTATCAATTTATTTCTAATATTATCATTAATATCATATGAAAATGCAATAAGATTATAAGATGTATTAATAATATCATAATATTCATTCAGATGATCTATAAAAGTTTTAAAGAAATTATAATCAACAATTACTACTCTACAGTCAATGTTTTCATAATTGATGTCTTTAATATTATCATTAATAATAATGGATGTGTGGTTGTACATATCTAATTTCTTTTTAATATATTCTTGACAATTAATATCAGTTACCACAATAGCCCTATAAATAGAGTTAGTTGTATATATATTTTCAAGATCATTAAAAAAAGCATTTGTATCATTTCCAATCATATTTTTTGTTTCATTCATTATAATTTTAGAATACATGATGATATATATTATGATAATCTTATATAAATATCATTTTTTTGTAATAATTGATGTCTTATTTTACACTATGATATAAGATTATTACATCTTATTTATTATTATAATATACATATTGAATATTATGAAAATAGATTTATCAGTATTTAAACAGAAATATGATAATGTAAAAAATGCACCATCTAATGAAATAATCACTGAAAAAGTTAATAATCTTTTAAAAAAATATTCTTGTTTTAATTCTATATATGATCCCAAAATGATATGGGAGAAAAAGAAATATAACAAGAAAGAAAATAAACAAAATAAAAATAGATTCCATATTATAATTCCAGATTTTACTGATAACTCTATATTAAAACGACAATTAACAGGTCATCTTAATAAACTTTCAAGCAAAAATAAAACAGTAATTTATGAAAAAATCAATGAAATAATTATTTCTAATAATACAGAAGAGTACTTTCAATTGATTTGGTCTTACATTAAAACAGACGATAATGATTTGTATTTTGATATTCTTAATTTTTTTGAGGAGGAGTTTTTAAGTAAAATGATTAATAAGATGTGGGATAATTATATTGAAAATAAAGAATGGTATCCGTCTGATTATATAATAACAAATAATATATTATTGTTAAATGACGAATATGATATGTATTGTAATTATGTAAAATGGAAAAAAGAAATTAATATAATCAATTCAACATGGATAAAATTAAACAAGAATATGGATCTTCTGCTTAATGATATTCTAGATACTATGATTAAATATATGAATAATAAATTGCAAAATGAAATTGTTTACAAACATGTAATAGATATATTTCTAGAACAAATATATAAAATTACAAAACATTATAATTGTCCCAATGTAGTAAAAAAAGTTAAAGATATGGACATTAAATTATTTGATAATTCATCCAGATTTTTAATCTATAACATAATTGAAAAAAAATAGTGCATAATAATAGATATATAATATGAAGGAAGAACAAATTAGTATAGGTTTTATAGGCGGGTTAATTATAAAATTATTGATATTTACTCTACTTTTAGTTATTTTTACATATATTACTAAATTAGAAAAGATAGGTTGTGATTGTGCTTCCCATTCTAGTAGAGATTTTATAAAATCATATACCATAATATCAATAATATTTATGTTATTCAGTGGATTTGTATCAATCAGAAATATATATGATAATTTTGGTGAAACAATAGCAACACTGTATCAAATATTTGAAATCATATTCTATTTAATATTTGTTGTGTATATATATATGACATTTGATTATGTTAGATATCTCATAAATGAAAAATGCAAATGTTCTGAAGGAATAAGCAGAGATGTAATAATGATTGGTACAATAATCGAATTGTTCTTATTTTTAATTATATTTTTAACTGGTATTGTAATTCCAATAATTACAGAGGGTGTTTCATCTTTAATAAATAATATAGGTAAGTTTAAAGATGATATTAAAGAAAATGTAGATGACCCTTTTAAAAGTGCAATGAATACGCCTAATAAGATTAGAAAATCTGCAAAAGATATTTCTAAATTATTGAAAAAATCAGTAAAAGATTTGAAGAGAATATCAAAACCTTCACTCAAATCAAAGGGTTCTAGAAGGTAAGTCTTATGATTATATTTAATAGAATATATAAATATATTTTATAGTCCATATATGCATTAAAAAATGATATGATTTTTATTATTTCTTTGTTATCCAAAGAATGGAAACTGAACCAATTATTGACGATTACATCCCTATTTGTTATGAAACAGACGATTTTAAACCCTTGAAGATTTAAAATGAGACAAATATTTATATATTTTTATTAGGTAATTATAATGAAACATAAAACAGAAGACTATAAATTATCAGCAGTTTACACCCTTGAAGATTTAAAATGGCACAAATATTAATTTTTTATTATGTATTATTATGAAACATAAAACACAAGACTATAAAATTACTGCTGTCAAGTACTATTTACAAAATGATGTTAGTTTAGATGAAGTATGTGATATTTTTGCTTGTAAGAAGTCTTCATTGAGAAGATGGATTATGAAATACAAGACATACAGACATATTGAAAGACTTAACCGATCTTCTATGTCTTATAAAATAACAAAAGAGCAAGTTCAATATGCTATTAGACTACTAAAACAAAACGAACAGATTACTATGACTGAATTGAAGAAACTCATACTTGATAAATATCCTTCATTTGATATTACATCACAACATTTAGGTAAAGTATTAAGAGACAATAATAAAACCAGAAAAAGAACAAAACATCAGCATTTTCCAGCAACAAGGTATGGTATGGAAGTGAATAAAGAAAATGAGTTAAATAAGTTTTATAATGAGGTAAGTAAATATCCTATTGATAAAATTATATGTTTAGATGAAACTTCCATACAACCTGCTATGATGTTAGAATATAGTAGGTGTCAATTAGGTCAGAAGTGTATTGTAAAAACAGATGATAATTACGTATTTAGAAAATTTACATTATTAGTAGCAATCAATAATTCAGGGTGTGTAGGGTCTAAATTATATCAACAAGGTGGTATGACAAAAGAAAGATTTGTAGATTTCTTAGAAGAACATATATTTAATAAATACAAAGACAATCTGATTATATTAGATAATGCAGGAAGTCATAATAATCAGTTTGTAAAAGATGCTATTATCAATAGTGGTAATAAATATTTATTTTCAATTTGCTACACCCCAAAAACAAATGCTCCTATAGAAAATTATTTCAATCAAATAAAGCATTATCTCAAATTGAATAAGAAAGTGTTAAATTATGATGAATTAAATGAGGAAATTAATAATGCTATTAAGTTGGTAAGAGAAGATAATTATAAAAACTATTTCAATAATGCTTACAATAAGGAAGGTTTGAAAAAATATACAAGAAAGTTGTCAACAAGATATAGAAAACCTAAAACATATAAAACAACATAAGAATATATTAAGTATATTATAAGACATTATCATCATAATGAGACTTAAAACTGAGTTGTATCCAGAACAACAAAAACAAATAAGAGAAGAACTAATTGAATTGTTGAATTTGAAAGAAACTAATTGTCTTATATTGTATGAAATAGACCAAGATAAAGAACTTCAACAGAAGATAATGGATTTATTACCAAAAATACATAATTATTTTTCTATGAGTACCATAACAGCAATATCATATCCTGATAAAATAAAAAGACCATATGTATCAATTATTCGCCATCTATTGAAAAATGAATATCAAATATTAAGTACTGAATACACCATCAAAGCAGAACCAAAAAATATAAGAACAAAACGATACTATTTCATAAAAAGGCTAGATATAAAAAAATGAGTATGTGTATTATTATTTTTATGTCAATCTATCTAATATGAATGATAATAAAAAAACAATTGTATGTGATCCTTTAGGATCCCCACAAGTTATAAATGAAGATAAAATATGGTTAGTAGGTCATAAAATAATTGATAATATTGACAACTATGATATAAATTATACTTCATTCTTTAATTATGAAAAAGAATGTAATGATAAAAAGCAATATTTTACAACAGAAGAGGATATTAAAACATATGTTCTTAAACATTACAAAATTATATAAGAACAAAATATGTACTATATACACGAAAACACTAAAAATATTTGTCTCATTATTATAATAGATGAATAATATTAAAGAGAAACCTCCTGACTTCTATAAAGGTGTTAAAGTGCCTATCAAATATGTCCTTAAAAATCCTGAAATCAATCTGTCTAAAATTAATGATGCTGTTATGAGGACACATAAGATTGTTATACACGGATCAATGTTTATGAAGTTGTATTTATTAGACTATTATAACAAACACAATACTATACCAGAAATAGATCATTCTTTTGCAGTCAATTGCTTGAAAATAGTATGTGTTAAAGGTGGTTCAGGAAGACCACCATCTGATGAAACAAAACAATTAAAAGATAAGCTCAATTCATTTTATGAAGAACATTACAAATCATTAAGACAAGATGATAATCTAAAATATACTCATATGAATACCATTTTAGATTATTTAGCAGATGATATCATTACTATGTATAAAAATAATATTCAATTACATTATGTTGAATATGTAGAGCGTTTTGTTAATGTATATTGGAAGAAGAAATATATTGTAGATAAAATAAAAAGATTAAATTTAACTAAAAAAGAGAAAGATAATAGAATAAATAAACTATGTTCTCAATTGAGAAAAATTAAGAATGATATCCTTAATGTTGAAACAAATGAATATAAATCACATTCACTATATCATTCTTGGATTAATAATGTAAAGCAACATATTATTCCTAAAAAGATATTTGCTAAAAATAGCATTCATTATGATATACATTGTAATCAATTTGATTATCTACCTTGTATGATTTATATGATGAAATATATAGAACAAGAAGGATTTAGTATTAATAATGTTTTTCCTTTGAGGTCAGACATCATACCAAAACATATTACTCTTGATACTACAACTATTGTAAATCTTTTGTTAAGAAAAGAGCAAGGAAAAAAAGATGACTACTTATCAAAGGGTAATCTTAAGAAAAGGAAATCAGAAATATGGGATTTTTTCTTTAGGACACAACGGAAATGCTTTAAGAGAGAAGGATATTCATTCCATCATATTATGGAAACTGATGGTGTTAGTTGTTCTATATTGCTTATTAGAGATGACTTAATAGATAAGTTTTCAAAACCTAAAAATACCAGCATATCAAAAGAACTGTATATTAATGAATTGTGTGATTATACTCCTTTACAAAACAAGAAGATAGTTGCAATAGACCCTGGTAAGTGTGATATTATATATTGTGTAGATGGATGTTGTAAAGATGCTACCACATTTAGATATACACAAGATAGTAGAAGAAAAGAATGTAAAATTAAGAAGTATAATAAACTTATATTAGAATTTAAGAATGAAAAAATTGATGGAAAGTCTATTATAGACTACGAGACTGAACTATCTCAATATAACAAAAAGTCTTTAGACATAAATAAATATAAAGATTATATAAAAAAAAAGAATGAAATCAATCATAAATTATTCCAGTTCTATGAAAGATATATATTCAGAAAATTGAAATTAAATGGATATATCAATAGAAAAAGAAACGAGCAGAAGATGATAAATAAATTTAAGAAAATATTTGGCCATCCTGATGATGTTGTAATATGTTTTGGTGATTTTGAACAACACAAACATATGAAATATAAAGAACCAATTAAAGGTAAAGGTATAAGAACTTTATTCAGAAAGTCAGGTTATGATACCTATTTAGTAGATGAATACAGAACAAGTTGTAAATGCTGTAATTGCGAAGGAGGAGAATGTAAGAAGTTTATGGTTAGAGATAACCCAAGACCTTATAAAAATAACACAATATTAGTACATGGTCTATTACGCTGTAAGAGCGGTTGTGGATTATGGAACAGAGATGTTAATGGTGCTAAAAACATTTATAAAATAGCTTATAATCATATAAATGGATTAAAAAGACCATTATATCTATGTAGAAGCAATCAATCAGATACATTACACGATGTATCCAACCATAATTTACCTTTCT